TCAGCCGTCCCGCTGCTCAATGAAAACGAGACGCAACAAGCAATCAACGTGCTTGCACAAGGCCTGCAAACCGCGTCCGCAGACACATCAAGATTGAGAGACATCAACCTCATTGAAACGTGGGAACAGCGCATTGCACGCTATTTGTTGATGAAAGACACCCCCAACGCAATTCGCGGAATGCCCACTGGTTTTTTAGGACTGGACAGGATTACGTCGGGTTTGCGTCCTCAACAATTGATTACGTTGGTTGGCGAAGCGAAAAAAGGAAAGTCTCTCATTACACTCATAATTTCTAATGCCGTTCACAATCACGGCAAGGTTCCCCTCTACATCTCTTTTGAGATGAGTGCAGAGGAACAATCGGCGCGGTACGACGCAATAGTTTCCAAAATTTCACACACCAAATTGATGCGCGGCGACCTTACTAATTTAGAAATTGAAAAAATACGAAAATCAACTTTTTTACGCAAAAACATGCATCCGTTCATTATCTCTGAGGACATATCGTCACTCACAACAGTGAGCGCAATCGCAGGGAAACTACAGCAGCACAAACCAGACCTGCTCGTGGTTGACGGAGTTTATCTCATGGACGACGAACATGGCGAACCAAAGGGTTCCCCGCAAGCGTTGACCAACATAACACGTTCATTGAAAAGATTGGCTCAACGCTACGACATTCCAATTGTCGGTACTACGCAGGTGCTTAGTTGGAAATTGGGCAACCGCAAGAGCAGGCAAATCACCGCCGATGCGATTGGTTATACGTCGTCGTTTGCACAAGACTCCGATTTGGTCATCGGCGTAGAGTCAGACCCCGACATAGACGACCAGGCAATTTTGCGCGTCGTGCTTGCCCGAACAGCGCCAAAGGGAGAAATCAGGATTAAATGGGACTGGAACAACATGGATTTTTCAGAGATAGAGGAAGTTCACAACGATGAAAATGATAACTGGTACTACTAACATCCGCGATGTTCTCGCGGCACTAGACGTTGAGGTCAAGAGGGAATCAAACAATGAAATAACTGGTTGTTGCCCTGTACACGAAAAAAGAATTGGCAAACCAGACCGCTCTCCCTCATGGTCAATAAACTCCAACACTGGTTTGTGGATGTGTCACTCGTGCGGGGCACGAGGAAATTTGCCGCAACTGATTGCCGAAATAACAGGAAGTTACGAATCAGTATCAAGCGTCTACAGTCTGATGATTAATAGTGGGATTAAAAAACTCACAGAACAATCACAAACGGTTGTGGACAAAACCGCAGCAAATTGGAAATTGTATATGTCTTTTGACAAACCACCACAAGAAGAATTGGAAAAGCGCAGATTAAAGGCATCGGTTGCCGACAAGTACGGTATCCGATGGAGCACGTCAAGCAGCGCGTGGATTATCCCAATAGTTTCACGCAACGGAATTTTGATGGGATGGCAAGAGAAACACAAAAACAAAGTCATCAACCAACCACGTGGAGTACACAAATCAGAAACATTGTTTGGCATTGACAGATTTTCCTCACGTGTTGCCATTTTGGTAGAGTCACCCCTGGATGTTGTAAGATTTTCTTCGTCATTTAACGGGATACAATGCCTCGCTAGTTATGGAGTTGGCATCAGTAAAACACAGTTACGATTGTTGGAAGAGTCTTGTGACGCATTGATTGTGGCATACGACAACGACGCGGCTGGTGAGGCGGGTGGTACAGTACTAATGCGGCATCTTCCGTCGTTCAGACACGGGGTGAAATGGTTGAAGTACTCTCACACAAAAGCCAAAGACATTGGAGAAATGGACGATTCGGAATTGGCAATTGCGGTAAAACAGGCAACGGCACTACCATGGTGGATTGATGGCGTTTAAAGGAAAGTTGTATCCGTTTCAAGAAGAAGCGCGAGAAAAAATGACCGACCGAGGTCGTATGCTACTCGCGGTGGTGATGGGCGGCGGAAAAACGGTTATTACTTTGAACACGTTGGAACACTTGATTGACATTGGCGAAATATCGCGGGCCGCCATTGTCGTTCCAGCAGCACTCAAATACCAGTGGTTGCGCGAAATAAGCAAGTTCACCAATTCAAAAGCAGTGGTGATTGACGGTAACTCAAAAACAAGGGAAACTTTGTGGAGGTCGGCCCTTCGCGCCAAATACGTTGTTGTAAATCCTGAGACCCTCATCAACGACGTTCATTTGTTCAATTCGTTAAGATTTGAAGCCATGGTGATTGACGAAGCAACGATGATTAAATCACCAAGAGCCAAGCGTTCGCGGTTGCTAAAAAAACTAGGTAAAAAATGCCAATACCGTTTTGCTCTTACTGGACAACCCATTGAAAACAAACCAGAAGAATTGTTTTCCATTATGGAATTTGTGGATGCAAACGTGCTGGGAAAGTTTGACATGTTTGACAAGACCTTCATAGTCCGCGACAAGTTTGGTAGACCGCTGCGGTATCGCAATTTAAACCTGTTGAACAAATCAATGGAAAAAGCAATGGTTCGCAAAAACCGAAAAGACATTGAAGACCAACTTCCTAAAATAATATCAACCGTTGTTCCCGTTCAGTTTGACGATAAAAACGTTCAAGCATATAGAAACATTTCAAATGATTTGTTGTTGCAAATACAAAAAGCCGTAAACATTCACGGCAAAAGTTTTGATTTGTGGACGCACTATCACGGAAACGCCGCCGCCCACGAAGCACAAGGGCAAATAATGGCACGCCTTACAATATTGCGAATGCTGTGCGGCAACCCAATGCTTGTGGAGTTGTCGGCAACACAATACGCCAATAACAACGGGGACGCAGGAAGCAGGTACGCCAAAGAAGTGATGGATATGCAATGGTTGACTAAACCATTCAACACGCCTAAAATGGATGTTGTTATTGAGTATATTACGGACATTTTAAACGAAGACCCCAACAACAAAATAGTGTTATTTTCGTTCTTTAAAAACAATCTTAAACTCCTCGCAGAGCGCATCAAACAGCAAACATCGTGCGTATTGTTTACAGGAGACATGAACGCATCAGAAAAAGACGTAGCAAAACAAATGTTTACCACCGACCCCAATACCCGTTTGTTTTTATCCTCTGATGCTGGCGGCTACGGCGTTGACTTACCACAAGCCAACTACCTAATATCGTATGATTTACCGTGGAGTGCAGGAAAATTGGACCAGCGAGAAGCAAGAATTATTCGCCTATCCTCACAACACCCCCATGTTACGATAACATCATTCGTTATGAAAGGAAGTGTTGAAGAACGCCAGTACGAAATGCTTCAACAAAAAAGAGGAATCAACGAAGCATTCATTGACAAAGGCTACGATACACAAGGTAGATTTGAACTAACACTGAGTTCATTGACAGATTTTTTACAACATTCGGAGGTATGAAATGTCAGAACAGTTTGACGAGGCTTACTACACAAAAATAGTTGAGGAGTTTGTTTCTCAGAAAAAACTGCTCAGTCAGTTGGAAACACGAGTAGAAAAAATGAAAAAAGAATTGAGCACCGTAGTTGAACAGCACGGAATTGCCGACGACAGCGGGCACATTTGGCTCAATGTAGGCGGTCACGAATTGAAACGAGAGCGCCGAGTAAGCAAAACGTTCAACGTCAGCATGGCTGAACAGTGGTCAAAAGAAAATGGGTTGTGGGACGACGTTAAAGAAGTCATTGAACGCCTCAGTGAGGACAAATTGCTTGCTGCGGCATGGAACGACAAGTCGTTGCTGCCCGCCGTTCAGAGTTTTTATGTAGAAAAAGAAACGTGGGCGTTCAAGGCGTGAAAGACCCATTGGAATTGTTTAAAAACATCCCTGATTTCCCTGGCAAGAGAACCCCCAAAAACAGGCAAAAAAGAAACACAGCAATTGCAGAAGACCGTTTTAACGGTGCAAAATCCAAAAAATACATCATTAACGGACAAGAAGTACATATGTTTACAATTGGACAATTGGCGGTTGCATTACAAAAAAGCCCCTCAACATTGAGGGTGTGGGAATTTCGTGGTTGGCTTCCAAAGGCCAAGTACCGCACCCCAAAACCCGTCAAACAACAACTTCCAGAAAAACCCTCAAAAGGTAGGAGGCTTTACAGCATGGAGCAGGTAGAGTTCCTCGTAGAAGCAATAGACAGTTTCAAAATACACGACATTCACAATGCAGATTGGAACGGTTTTAGAAAACACATCAAAGAACACTGGCCACAATAAACACAAAGGAAAAAAAACATGCCCAGAAAATATGACACAGACGAGATGACACCCAACACCGAACAGGACAGTCCCGCCGCACCGACCAACGAGCGCAAACTCCTTCGCGGAGGATGGCAGCAGGTTGACGCATTGAAAAGCCTTGACTCCAACTACGCACAGCGTCTCAAGGTTGGTGAGGACGTTCAAATCATAAAATTCATTGATGACGAACCGTACGCGGCTTGGCACCAACACTGGATTGAGCGCGACGGACAAAAATCGTTTGTCTGCATCCGTGAGTTGGAAGAGCGCGGTTGCCCGATTTGCGAACTTGGAAACCGCCCCTCCCAGCGCGTTGCGTTCAACGTCGCACTGCTTTCCACTGGTTCAATGCCGACATTGCGCTCACTGGAAATTGGACCTCGCGTCGTAGACCAACTTCGCAACCTTAACAAGGCTCCGCAAACTGGACCCCTTACCAAGCACTATTGGGCTATCAGCCGCACTGGTAAGGGAGCAACAACGTCCTACAACCTGCAAGCCATTCGTGAGCGTGACATTGCCGAAGAATGGAAGATTGAACCCATTTCTGAAACGGTTCTTTCAAAAATCAAGGAAGAGAAATACGATTCGTCAATCATCAAAGTTCCCACGTACTCAGAACTCTTGGCGATTGCATCCGAAGACCTTGGTAACTAATAAATGGGGAGTTTAGTTCCTCCTGTTGTTACAACGTTTGAACAACTTGACGAACTTATTGAGATAGTTCGCAGGGTGGGGGCGTTTGCTTTTGACGTGGAAACCCAAGCCACGCTAGAACACCACCCCGACCTCGTAGAACACTTTGAAAAGGATTTTAAAGAACACGTAAGCGGATTAAAGAACAAGAGTCCCGACATTGTTCAACGCGCACACGACAATTTGACGGACACATACCTGAAGAACATTGTTGTCAACCCGCTTCGCAACGAAGTTTTTTGGATAGGTATAGCAACCAGCGGCAGGTCGTGGGCAATACCAATGGGACATCGTGTTGGAATATTGGTGGAAAAAGAGGAGATTGGAGACGGGAGCACCGTACCACCAGCAGGTTTTCGCAAGGTTTTAAAAAACGGGCAAGAGTCAATGGCAAAGGCGCGGTATGTAAAGCCCGCCGTGTACAAAGACCCGCCTAAACAACTTTCTCGCAGTGATGTTTTTGAGCGCCTGCGCCCGTTGTTTTTTAGCGACATTATCAAAATAGGGCACAATGTTAAATTTGATGCAAGGTCAATAGCAAAGTATTACGGAGAAGTGCCGCCTGGTCCGTATGTGGATACGATGATTACACAACACGTGGTAAATGAGAATTTGATTAACTATTCGTTAGAAACATTGATTGAAACAAACTACGGTGGGCACAAAGCCTACGAAAACGGCGGAAAATTAGGGAACTTGGTTTCCACTTCTCCATTTGATTCAACAGCGTTGTATGTACACCGTGATGCACGATGGACTTGGTTGTTGTACAAAAAGTTAATTCAAAAAGTTGTCGCCCATAAGGACCTAATCAGGGCAATGGAATTGGACAACCGTGTATTGGAAGTGTTGATGCATGTGGAGAACGAGGGCATTCCCGTTGACTCCAGTAATTTGATTGCTTTGGGCGTTGAACTAGACAAAGAACTGCAAGATGTTCTTAACTCACTCCTGCGCTACGCCCCCCTCGGCTTTAATCCAGACTCTAACAAACATAAGCAGGATTTTTTGTTTTCTAAAAAAACAAACGGTGGGTTGGGTTTAAAGCCCTACAAAACCACAGGTAAAGGGGCACCGTCAGTAGACGAAGAATCATTAAAAAGTTTGAAACACAAGCATCCAGTAGTTCCCATGTTATTGACGTGGGCAGAGTTGAAAAAATTAAAAAGCACGTACGTAGACGGATTGCTGCCAAAACTTTATAAAAACAGGCTTCACCCGTCATTCCACCTGCACCGCACCGCCACTGGACGACTGTCGTCATCAGACCCTAACCTCCAAAACATCCCCAGAACATCCAACATTCGTAAATTGTTCGTGGCAAATAAAGACAACGTGCTGCTGGTTGCCGACTACGACCAAATTGAACTTCGTATCATGGCAATGTTTAGCCAAGACAAAAGGTTGTTGCACACGTTTGCAAACGAAGAGGACATCCACACGGCCACCGCATCGGCAGTGTTTAAAAAGAAACCAGGAGAAATAACCGCAGAAGAACGACAAATAGGAAAGGGAGTGAACTTCCTAACCGCCTACGGCGGCGGCTCTGTAAAACTATCTCGCGTAACGGGAATCTCTGAAAAAGACGCGCAAGAAATACTAAATAACTATTACAGAACGTTTTCTGAACTTACCAGTTGGAAACGTGTTTTGGTAGAGAAAGCAAAAAAAGACGGGTTTGTCAGTACTTTGTACGGTAGACGAAGACGTCTTCCTGACCTATTGTCAAAGGACAAAGAACTGCGTGCACGTGCCGAACGGCAAGCAGTTAACGCCATAGTTCAAGGAACTGCGGCAGACTTGTGTAAACAAGCAATGGTTGACGTGTACAGCGCAATGAAGAATACGAGTGTAAAATTAGTAGTGCAGGTTCACGACGAATTAGTGGCTACGGTAGATGAACACGAATCGGCACAAATAATTACTCCGTTCCTAGAGGCAATGGGAGACGGTAAAATAATAGATAAGGTTCCCATTAAAGTTTCGTACCAGTTTGCAAAGAGTTGGGCGGAAGCAAAGGAATGATTATGGAAAATAGCGTTGCCGATAAACGGTTATTTTTTCTAATGTTGTCTATTGCACAAGGTCAATCTTTTGCCAATTTCATGGGGTTTGCAGCGCCCTCAAAAGACGTTGCCGAGGCCGAAACATTTGACATAGCAAGCCGTTGGGCACTGTTCGTTAGTCAAGGGCTTGCTGAAAGCGTGGAAGAAACAGCATCGTGGATGATTGATTTGTTGCACAAAAGCGATAAACTAGGTACTCCACAAGAAGAAGTGCTTCCATTGTTTGCATCATACGGAATGGCTTTATTAAACAGACTTTTAGAAAACGGAAATATTTCCATTGTTATTAACGAAGAAACATTAGAAGATTGGATGAAGGAAAAACCAAACGATGACTGATTGGTGGTCTAAAAAATTGAAGGGAGAAAAACCGTCTCCTCAATTAACATACCCAAACCCAGCGGCGTACAGCAACAGACCCGTTACT